AAGCAGTTTCATCAATGTTAGAATAATCAGCATTTAATCTAACGTAGTCTTCTACTGTTCCACCAGTTTCTTTCATAAAAGATACAAGTTTATCTACGTTTTCAGGCAGATCAATTTTGTCTTCAATAAAAGGTTCTGTTTTTAATTCTTCTTTAACAGGTTCTTCTTCTATTATTTCAATAATGTTTTGTATCTCTTTTTCAGTATCTTCGGTGTCGTGTTCTTGCTCCGTTATTTGCGGTTGTGCGTTAGGTTCTTTTTCTGTATCTTCACTTTCTTCTGGAGATGACAAAACAACCTTTGTTATTTCTGACTCTTGAGCAGTGTCTTCTTTTTTATTTAATTCAACTTTAACCGTATCTTCAGAGGAGACTAGTTTTTTTGGTCTACCTTTTTTCTTCTTTTCCGGCATTTTAAAATTGCCTTCTTCTTTTTCTTCTTTTGACATAATATAATATAATAGTTAACAAAAATTATTTAGGCATAAACTGCTCTAAACCGAATCCATCTAAATTGTCATTACCAGCGGATTCGAAATTCTTTGGTAATGAATTATTTTTCCTTTGTGAAATTAATTCACTTTGTTGCGTAGCTTGTATTTGAGTTCTTTTATCTTTTCTATCTTCAATAAATTGTTCTTTATCTCTATCTGTTTGTACTCTAGCTTTTGCTAGTTGAAGATTATACTGAAACTCTTGCTCCATAAGCATTTTCTTTATTTCAGCTTCTCTTTCTATTTTAGAAACTTCCATTTGAGTTCTAGCTTGTTCGTATTGAACCTTTTGTTCAGTTAGCACTTGTTGTTTTTGTGTCTCAGCCATAGCTGCTTGTTCTGCAGCTTGAGCTTGAGCTTGAGCTTGAATTTGAACCATTCGCTCCTGTTGAGCTTGATCTTTTTCCGCTTTAGCTTTTTTTCTAGCTTTTAAAAATTGATTAGCTAACTTTAGATTTTTAACTTGTCTAATATCTATAACATCATCTAAATCTATTAAATTCGCTTTTAATGCTATTTGTATATTTTGTTCTAATAAAGCTTTTTCTTCTTCATCTGGCTCTAGGTCTAAGTATATACCAAAATCGTGAATACTAGCATTAACTAACTCATCTAAAGTGCCCACGTTGTAATTAGATATACTTTGTTGTAAAGCCATTCTTGTAAGTGGAAACATAAGAGAATCACCTATACGAAGCGATATGTTTTCGCAAGTTCTTAACGTTATATATAAACTAGACTGAAGGATGTGCCTTGTGGCTACATTAGAATTAGCAGCTGCTAGCTTTTGCAAACCAACTAAAGATTGCTTGTCAGGCAGCGTTCCGTCTCTAGCCTCGTTAAGTCCAGTTACATCTCTTATCATCTTTAAATAATACTCATAAGTTTGTATTAAAGATTGAATTTTAGCCATACCGTTAGAACTGTTTAACTCTTGTATTGGTACTTTACCTGGGTTCATACCGCCATCTTGAGAATAAGATCTTCCAACTATACTACCAGTTTGAAAATACATATTTAAAGCTTCTTGCGGATTATAGCTAGTTCCATTACCTAAGTTAACTTCGTTAATTCCATCTATATCCATAAATACACCGTCAGGAACCATTCTAGACAATACTTGTTGAAGTTTTAAATGAGTAATTTGAATCATGTCAGCAAAACCTGTAACTCTACTTACGATAGATTCTATTCTACCTTTATAAAGTCTAGGAGCACAAATATTATAATTCATGTTTACTTTACAAATATCAGAAGTTGGCCTTGTCATATGTTCAGACATTTCCCATTTTAACATCATAGGATGACCCAGTATTTTAGCGCCACTATACAAAACCTCTATAGATCTATGAGCTTTTTTCCAGTTGTCTCCTTCTGGTGCATCTAAAAAAGTATCTTGCTTTTCTAATGCTTTTTCTAATCCAGCTGTAGTTTCTTTTATTTTAAATACTTGATTTGTATATGTTTTATAATCAAAGTACAAAACCTGAACAGTATTACCGTCGTATCTACCACTCCAGTTTCTAGTATAATTTTGATTGCCTGGATATTTTTGTATTTCTTCTATTTCAGAAGGTGTCAACTGAGGAAACTGTTTAACTAGCTCTGAAAGACTAATATTTTTAACTTCACCAACATAATATAAATCTTCAAAATTAGGATCCTCAGTGTAGGAATAAACCAAACTAGATGGATCTACATAATCTAATACTATACCTTCAGATCTATTCCATGTTGTTTTTACACAACCTATACCTAATACTGTTAAGTCGTAGTTTAATCTTCTTCTAGTTAATTCAAATCTATTTTTTGCTAAAACATTATTTATTAGTTCTTCTTCAGCTATTTCAATAGACTGCTTGTAAGTCATTTGCATGTAGACATCTAGTTCCTCCTTGTCTCTAGGTGGATTATCTAAGTCTTGTCCAAAAGCAACGTTTATGCCAGTTAGTTTTTGAGCTTTTTCTATAAAATCTTTTGCTTGTATATCTATTAATAAATTTTCTGCAAAATTAGTTCTTTTCTTTACAGAGCTCGGATCTTGAGCTTGAGCATTTATAGCATAATTACGTTGTGACATACCATTCACTACAATGTCTACGAATTTAGGTATAATAGGAACGGGCTTCCAGTCTAAATTTAAGTATGATAAATCTCCATTTATTGACATTTCATCTTTATACTTTTGAATAGACTGCTCTCCTCTAGCGTATAATCTTAATCTATGGAAGTTGTTATAATTTGTGTTAAATCTATCATACCAACCCCTATCATTTCTAAACCATTCATTTTCAATGGCTCTACCTACTCTTAATCCATAATCGTAAGTAGCTTTTTCTCCGTCAGAAACGACTTGACTAGGAAAAGAACTTGTAGTGTTAGCGTTAGGAATTATATTCATTTATATTATTTTTGAAATGTAGCCAGTGTTATCGTATTTTTTTATACCTAAATTTAAAGATTTTACAGATCTTTTTGCCGTAGGTGTATATCTATTTTTATTGCAAGCCATTATAGCCAAACCAGAACTAATGGAAGCATCATGTTTTGTTCTATTATTAATATTAAAACTTGCCCAATCTTCTAATGTTTTCTGAAAATACATGTCTCCACAGCTATTATCTTTCTGGCCTACATAATCTTCTATGTAGCTTTCTATAGCAGCAGCATGTGCTTGTTTAATATCTTCACTCGAGTTAGGTATTCCACCAATTTCTTTTTCTGTGGTAGACAATTTATTCCAAACTTTATCCGGTCTGTTTATTGAAAAACCTCTATATCCTCTTCTTTTAAAATAATACAGTAATCTAGGTTTATTGTTCTCTGCTAGTATAGGCATTCCGTAAAAATGACAAGCCATTAATACTTCTTCAAAAAATATCTCAGCAGTTTGAGGTCTAGCTATATATTCTAAAAAAAAGTGGTTTGGTGGTGCGTCTTCCATTGAAAACTTAGTCAATCCATGAAGCGATCCATTAGATCCTTTACCATCCACAGTACCACTGATATCATAAGAATCACATCCAAATGCTCCAATATGATCGTTTCCAGGGTGTTTAGTTCCATTTTTATTTATTATTTTATTTTGCAAATGAACCGGAGGAACCCATGAAACCATAAACCTACCATTTTTGTTTGGCATAAATATAACCCTTGAGTCTTTAATACCATTTTCCCACATAAACGAACCTTGAGTTATATTAAAACTATTAGCTAGCTCATCGTTATAGTCTATTTGCTCGTATATTTTTGTTAAGTTAAATAAACTATTTTTTGTTTCGTCTCTAAAAGCATGCGCTTCAGTTCTTGGAAACTGCCTGTAATATTCATTTAAACTATCTTGATCTGATTTTAATCCATCTACTTCGTTTTCCCAGTGTTCGATAACTCCGATTGTAATTGGGATATTGTCGACTCCGAGTTTTGGATTTTCTGGCGTAGTGAATACAGGTAATCCAAAAGTATCCATGAATCCTTCGTAGTTCCATTCCATAGGGATGAAAAGAGAGTAGAGGCCAGAACTTGTTTGTCCGTTTCTATTTCTTTTTGTAACGTCTGAATTGTAATATAATTTTTTGAAGTTGTTTCCACCTTTGTCTAATGCGTTTGAAGTTGAGCCCATCATACATTTACCTACAATTCTTCTTCCTAGTCTTAACGTAGTTTTTGTGACCCTCCAGTTATTTAATATATTGTCAGGTCGCTCCCATTTACCGCTTTCATCATGAGCTAGTATTTTTAGCTTTTCACCATCATAAGAGTTATCTCCTGTGTTTTTCCAGTCAATAGTTGTATCAAGACCAGCTAGTTCTTTTAGTTTTACATTATCATCTAGTTTACGTCTAGTAAGTTTCGAAGCTGGGACTCTATATGCCAGTTCGGTCTTAGGACGATCCATACCATCCTGGATTGGCTTGAAGAAAAACGGATAGTTAACGGATATCGGGACAACTTTATCTGTGAACATTTTTTTAGCATCTGATCCAGACTTCGAAAGGATGCCGAATCTGGCATCACTAGATATTGTGGCTTGGTTAACGAGTTCTGCTGAGGACATAAAAGAAAATCCAGACCGTCTGTTTTTAAGATAGCACATCCCATAACATCTATCATCTGCTTTGCATGCCTCCCAAAATATAAAGAAGAGTCTATTTGCTTCTCTATAGTCGGCTGAACCAACATCGATTTTTGACCACTGCAAGTACATATAATGAGTGCCTGTAATATAAGTAGGCACGCCATTATTATAGAACCAGTAACCCTCTTCTCTTCTTTTAAATTCTTCATCTATATAATCAAACCATTTTTCTTTAAAATCTGTAGGGTATTCTTCCCAATCAAACCGACTTTTAATTCTAGCTAATTCTTTAGGGTATTCTTGTTTTTCCCAGTATTGCTTCTTTTTATCTTCGCTTCGTTTAAACGGTTCATATTCTGCTGGTAACGCAATGCGGAGATTTTGAATTTCAATGATCTGTCCAATTTTACCTGTTTTACTTACAACAACAAAGTCATAATCAGCGTTGTAACCATAACTCCATTTCTTAAGTCTGTTTTGTTTTTTTAAGAATTTTGGATTTACAACATCTTTAATTTCATGCCATAAAGTTTGTTTATAAATCATTTACTACGCCCTTCTGCAAAACCCTTAAAAGATCTTTCTTCTTTTTTATCTTTTGGCTTATCGCTTAGCATTTCTTCTTCCTCGTTAATCTTGCTTAGTATTTCAAAAGCATCCATTATAGCAAGTTTTTTTGTTGCTGCCGCATTTTTAAGTCTATCAGCACTTACATCATCATCTGAATCAACTATTTTCTCCTTAGCTACTTTTATTAATTCCTCAATAGCTTTTTGCCCAGCTTGGATTATTTTCTTTTTCGTCTCCTTCGTGTTCATGGATCAAAACTATATCATTAAATTTCATACAATAAAGACGCTCATCTTTTATAACAAACTCAAACTCTGAATTAGGTGTAAAAGATATTTTTGTCCCAGGTGTTATTCCTGCGCGTTCTAAGAGATTATTAGAATATTTTACTATTCCAATATTGTCTAATTCTTTATCTACTGTTAGATTGTTTGTATTTAATAAAGGTTTTACAAAGCAATAATCTAAGTGTGTTTTATAATTGTATAAATATATTTGCTCAGGCGAGCAAAAGTATAAATTATCTTTAAAAAATGTAGATGAATTTTTTTCATTACCTTTCATATCATAATATCTTCTAAAAATATTATGATGAACATAAACAACATCACCTTTTTTAATTGAACTATCATAAGCGGCTGGAGTTGACACTACAACCGCTTTTTTACTAACAAATCTATGATCTTCTATATTAGCGTTTATTATAAGTTCTTTATTGTTTATTTTTTTAGTATTGTTATATCTATTATGTAAAGGTTTAACTATAAATTTATACAAACTCCTCATTAGTACTTAAGGTCAAACTCTACAGCTATAGCCATATTTCGATTAAACTTTTTCCAAGGTAATACTTCATTATTTTTTTGAATAAAAATAGAATACTCACCTTCTAGCTCATCACTTATTATGTCACATATAGTATGACCACCATAAACCTCTTGACCAATAGAGTAATGCATAGCATCATTCTTATAATCAGAACCT